ACGGAAAAGACACCTACACGCACTCGCAGATGCTTGAAATCCTAGCGGGTGAGGATTGGACACCAATAGAGTAATGGCCACTGAAGTAGGAGAAGGCACACAGATAAAGGCAAATCTTGCCTTTATGGCTAAGACGGTTGGTGCGGTCGTAATCGCGACCTATTCCTATGTGACCATCAAGTCTGATATAGATGAGATTAGAAATGATAATATACGTATCCATCATGAGGTTGATATGAATAGTGAGTTTAGGGTAAAGTGGCCAAGGGGAGAACTTGGGGCATTACCCGATGACGCAGAGCAAAACATGAGACTTTCCTTTTTAGAAAAACAAATCGGAAAGCATGAAGAATTATTAGATAATATAAGGTATCGACCTGTTGGGCAATGATATGGAAGTTTCGCATTACATGTTTGCAGGAGTTGGCGTTGCCCTCTCTATCCTTGCGTTCTTCATCAAACGAAACAAGTGGGAACTTGAGAAGATGAATGAGCGGCTCAGGCAAATAGAGATCTCGAATGCGGGGCAATCCAAGGATCTCGCACACTTAACCAAGCTAGCCGAGGATCGGCGCGAGGATGTGAAGAATCTGTTTAAACGCTTGGAGGGCAAATGAAATGTTTGAGTTACTTACGCTCTTTCTTACCGGTGGGGGGTCGGCCGCAATGGGGAGTATTCTCAAGGGCGTGTTTGGGGCGATTACCGATGCTCGCCAACAGAAGTATGAGATGGAAATGGCGAGGGAATGTCGTAACAATGAGTTCGCTTTACAATTCCAAGCGTCACTCAATAGCGGTCCTGGGGGAGCTTTTACTCGTGCTACTCGTCGTATGCTTGCTCTTATCGGCATGTTCACACTCAGCTTCATCACCTGTATCACAACCATCTTCCCAAGCGTTCCACTCGTCAGTACAACAAACATTACCGGAGAAGGACGAAGAGAGTTCTTATTCGGACTCTTCAGTTTTCCGGCAGAGCAAGCCCCTTTGGTTGTTACAACAGGACATATTGCCCTTTTCGAAGCAACGGTCGTGTTGCCGTTAATTATAGGATTTTATTTCACACCTGGAGGCAGAAGATAATGTTTGATCGAGTTTCGTACATAGGGATGAGCGGGACGCTCGCAACCTTCGGATTATCCGCATTTGATTCGGCAATCGGAATTGCAGTTGGCCTAGTCACCCTGGTCTACATGAGCATCAAACTTTACCAAGAGATCACCAAGAAGTAATGCCACGCTACACTCCAAATGGTCCGCTTGACGATCCTATCTTAGTAGACGGGGATCGCGGATTTCGTGGTATCGATTCATACCTTGAGAACACATCCTTGCAGGGTGGGTTTGTGGAGACTAGTGAGAATATGCGTCTCACCGGAGACCTGGCGGAGACCCGTAAAGGTATTGATTTCTTAGCGGGAAACCTAACCCTCACCTACAATGGTTCAGATGAGCGGGTATTTGCATCAACACTCTTCTCAGACCCGGCTAGCGGCACTGAGTTTGTGGTGGTTGCAACCAAGACAAAAGCAATCATTTGGAATGACGCAAACAACTCAGGAATCGCAATTGATTACCCCGGTGGTGAGGTAGTCGCAGATGCGGATGGAGCATCCTTCGTACAGAACTTTGAGAAGCTTATTTTGTTTCGTGGCACTGCAAAAAGACCGCTTGAATGGGATGGAGACTTTGCATCACCTAGTGACTTCACCGTCAAAACGGGAACTGCGAGTGGAGCAGGTATTGCCTGTCCAAACTCAACCTTTGGAATAAGTTTTAGAAATCGATTAATCATCGCAAATCCTGTGACCACAAACCCAAGCGGTGGAGACAGTAATTACAGTGTGATCATGTCCGACCTCTTGGATAGTAATAATTTCACGGCGGCAGACGCACAGTTCAGATTAAACAAGGGAAGCGCGGATAAACTCGTAGGATTCTTTCCCTATCAGGAGGATCAGTTGATTGTGTTCATGCGCAACTCGATCCACATGATCAACAACATTGCCACGGTGAGCGCGGCAAACACTTACGAGATCACCCGTCAGCATGGATGTGTAGCTCGCAAGAGTATCGCACAGAGCGGACCCCAAACTTTCTTTCTGTCCGATAATGGGGTCATCGTACTGTCTCCTGGTACTGACCCCGCAAAAGGTCTCGGAGTCGCAATTTCGAAAGTAAGCGGAGAAACCATACCGATGACCCGCCCAATACAGGATCAGTTCGATGAGGTAAACTTTGCACATGCGGACAAGTCCTGCGGAGTGGTGCATGATAACAAGTATTACCTCGCTGTACCCACGGGTAGTTCAACCGTACCCAATGCAATCTTTGTTTACGATTTGCTTTCCTCCACATGGATAAGCGTGGACAGTTACCCCGCAATGTCAGGAAGCTTGGCATTCCATGTGGATGATTGGGTCATCTGCTCACACGGGAGTAACCCGACTAGACGAAGATTATTCGCCTGCAATGACACCGGGTTTTACCTGATGGAAGAAAATCAAACGGATGATTCCGGTCGCAAGATTGGATCAACCGCAGAGTCAGGAACAACCGCAATCGCGGGTAAGCTGAAGACGAGATCCTTCACCTTTGATAGTGTCGATGTCAAGCGTTGGAGACGCGGACAAGTCGGAGTCAATACTGTGGCATCTGATGCGTTCACCGTGAAGGTCAACACCATCGATCCTGACGCATCAAGCACTGTCTTGACGCACACCGCTTCGGGTACTGAAGAAGCCTTATTGCGATTCGGAACGGGTAGGGTGCGTGGCTATGGGGCTTCAGTTGAGATTGATGTAACTGCGGGGAGACCAAGCTTTAGACACATCTCGCTCGAAGCGATTGCCAATGGACTCAACGCCAGGAGGGAAGTTGCGTAATGGCAATCACTGCGTCAGTCACAAGAGGTTTTACATTTGCCACAGGCGTGGATGTAACCGCCGCCGCATTAAATCAACTTGGTGAACCAACTGTCACGATTAACGAATCCAATGTGAACATCACAGGAGGAACGGTAAGTGGCTTATCCTCACCCATCGCAATTGGGGACGGTGGCACAAACGCGACCTCCGCAAGTGCCGCGAGATCGAACCTTGGACTAGGCACGATTGCCACACAAGCGAGCAACGCAGTAGCGATAACAGGTGGGACCATAAGTGGGACCATTATGACGCTTAAGAGTTATGCAGTCAGCGGAGTTCCATCCGCAAGTCCTGCGGGGCAGATGATTTATGTAACTGATGGAAACGCAGGAGCCGCAACGGTCGCGGTGAGTGATGGGTCAAATTGGAAGGTGGTCGCTTTGGGGGCGAATATTAGCACATGAGTATTTTAGAAAAAGTCACAGAAGTAAGTGAGTTGCATGAGTTACTTAATGAGCTTACAGATTATGCCCGCACACATGATAAGGAAAGATGTTTCCCTAAACACGCATGGACATGGGAAAGTACAAAAAACTTTTTACACTACCACCTGAATCAAGGCACTTTATTATTCGTTAGAAATGACAAGGGTGAAGTAATTGGTCTTACCACTTGGTGGCGTTGGAATAAAAAAGATTTAGAAAATATAGAGGATGACGAAATTTTCCAAAATCCTCCCAAGCATTATGCGGATGGAGATTTGTTATATTTAAGTGATGTAGTTACAACCAATCCAATAGCAATGAAGTCATTGGCCAGGGAATTAGTTAAGCGAAACCCTGACTATGCTGATCTTGAGATTTGGGGAACTAGGAAAAACAAAAGGACAGGAATAGCGTCTCGCGTTCGTTACAATCGAAGAATTTTAGATTTAATACAATAAGGTGATATTATGGGAAAAGGTGACACAAGTATAAATTATCCGTCTCAACCGTCATACGGCGATTCTATGCGCGAATCGTTAGAGGCACAGGTTGCCTTACTAACAGGAACCGAGGTAGGAGATGCAGACTTTTCGCAGTTTCAGGGTGGCCTGCAAAAACTAGTTCAGGACTACGAAGCTCCGCTTAGACAAACCACCGCTCAAATCGATACCGATGTTCTGCGTCAAACCTTGTTGGGTGGTCAGCAGAAGGTCGTACAAGATCCTGAGACCGGACAGTTCGGAATACCGGGTGCGGAAGTTGTCACAGGAGATGACGGTGAACCGCAGACTGCGGGTGGCGGTAGGTATCAGATAATTCAAGTAGATGCAGGTAAGGCAGGAGACCCCACTTCCATGAATAAAGAGGCGCAATTAGGTGTACAACCAACCTATGCAATTCTTGATACTCAAACCGGAGGATTTACTAAAACAATCGGGGGTAAGGAATATAATGCAAGAAGTATAGCGGCTGATTATGATATAAGTACAGCTATAAGCCTTGGGTCAGATGGTAGAGCCTCTGAATTAGGTTCAGCAATTCGAGACGACCTACTCAAAGATGTTTCGGGAGAATTTAACAAACTAAGAGGAGTAATTGCAGAGGATGGAGTGGACGCTCCTACCCGCGAGTTTAACTTCACCAACCCCAACATTCCCGCAAGCCCATCAAAAGCAGGACAAGAAGGTTTTGATTCGGAAGGTCGAGCCTTACTCCAAGAGGGTGATGTAGTCCGAGCCGAGGACGGCATGATCGATCTGTTGGGTGATAAGCGTAAAGCGATTGGTGCCACTAAAGTTGAGAAGGCACCTAGAGAGTACGTCAAGGATGTCTACAAAAGCATAGTGGGGAGAGTGCCTGACGAAGATGGAATTAATTATTGGTCACAACGGGTAGATAATCCTAGTGAAATGAAGTCTTTAGAGACTGAATTATTGCAGGAAAGGAACCAAAAATTAAAAGATGGTAAAGATGTTCCTGCATACACTGAAGGTTCCTATGAGCAATTAAGGTTTAGTCCTGGCTTTGGTGAATTAGACAGGCAGGCAGGTTTCGACGCACAGGGCAACTTCCTCGGCCTCTCTGCATTAGCTGAAGATATTCAGCGGGGCAACCTTTCCCGCCAACGCGAAGCCGATCTTGCGGATGTCGAGCGTCTGTCAGGCCGCTTTCAGGATGTGATGGAAGATTACCGCCCTGGTACCGCCGAAGCGGTCACCGGAGCGCGTGAAGTCCTAGAATCGCAGAAGGATCGACTCACAGGAGACCAGGGACAAATCACCATCCCAACCGCCGACACCTTTGGCGGAGCCGCGACTCCTGCGACTTTGACTGCCGCTCAACTCGGAACCGCACCAACCCTTGATGCACAGACATCATTCACTGCGGCTCAGTTAGGGACCACCCCAACGCTTGATGCCGATACCTCGTTTACCGCCGCAACGGTGGGTACCGCTCCAACACTTGATGCCACTACCTCGTATGATGCCCTCGATCCGCTTACTCGGCAAACGCTCACCGCAGATACCTCATACACTCCATCCACAGGTGTAACGGGTGGTAGTTTTACAGCCGCCCAAGCCGCTGATCCAATGGCCTTAACTGCGGCAACCTCGTTCGACCCATCTGCAAGCGTGACAGGAGAAGGATTTACCGCCACCGCAGGATTGGAAGGCGGAGCAATTGCCGCAGATCCGTTAAGACAAGCACTCATGACTCAGGCACAGGAAGGTTTGAGCGGAGGTCTAACAGCTAGGGAAAGAAGATTGATAGACGAATCACAAAGAGCGCGAGCCACTATGATGGGCAGGACTTTTGATCAACAATCTGCTATCGAGGAAGCAAAAGCACAAGTTCTTGAGGACCGTAATAGATTGATGCAAAACCGTGCATTTGCGCAGGGTGTACTTGGACAGGAAGCAGGGCTACAAGAATCTGATTTGGGTCGTGGGTTACAGGCAGCAATGCAAAACCAAGCCGCGCTTAACCAAGCCGCACAGTTTACCGCATCCCAAGGGATGCAAGCTCAACTTGCAAACCAAGCGGCCACCAACGAAGCCTTGCGACTTGGGATGGCCGCCGGACTATCACAAGAAGCACTTGCCGCTCAACAAAAACAGGCTCAGGAATTTGCGAATCAGCAGGCCGCAAATCGGGCCTTGGAGTTCGAGCAGAACCAAGCCATGCAAGCCCAACTTGCAAATCAAGCCGCTACTAACCGAGCAAGAGAATTTGCCGCACAAGCGGGTATATCGCAGGAGGAGGCACAGGCTCGACTCGGTCAACAAGCAGAACTTACAGAATTTGGGGCCGAGCAACAAAGGCAAGAATCTGCCCTGCAAGCGGGTCTTGCCCAAGATCAAGCACAAGCCGGAATCACGCAAAGAGGACAGCTTGCACAGGCGGATCTCACTCAACAAGCAAGCCAAGCCGCATTACGGGCAGGCCTTCAACAGGATCAGGCTCAGGCCGCGATTACGCAACAGGCACAAAGAGATCAAGCCAATCTTACACAACAAGCCGCAATGGCGGGCCTACAGGCGGGTATGCAACAGGATATTGCACAGGCCGGGATTCAGCAGGACAGAGATATTTTACAAGCGCAACTTGATCAACAGGGAGCCGCTTTCGGAGCCGAAGCCACCCAACAAGCCGCACTCGCGGATCAAAGGCAACAGCAACAAGCCGCACAGTTTGGGGTTGGGGCCACGATGGACGCGGAGCGTCTCAACGCACAACTCGCACAGCAGGGAGCGCTCGGTTATGTCGATGCCGCCACCCGGCTTGCCGCTCTCGAAGATCAGACCACGATGGACCCCTTTGCCGCCCTCCTCAACCGAGCAGGCGGAGGAAGCTTGGGCCAAGCAGGACAGGTATTCGGACAAGCGAACTACGGACTATCGAGCGGTCCGCAATACTTGAACCCCGAAGCAGGGTTGGGCTTTATTTCACAGATGGCCGCTAATGAGGCATCGATGTATGGTGCGCAACAAATGGCAGATGCTTCGCGCAGTTCGGGTCTCTTAGGAGGCTTGGGTGCGATTGGTGGTGGATTTTTAGGTGGCACACCATTTCAAAAGAAAATTTTCGGTTAAAATAGGAGACAAATAACATGGCAAGACGACCATTCTATTCAGGAAATTACGGATCCGCTCTCGGATCAACCGCTAATGCCGCAAACTTAATCGCAAGGGCAGGGGAGACCCAAGGGCAGATGTTTGCGAATATGGGCCAACAGATAGGCGGAATGATTCAGCAGTATGGGTTGAATAAGGAGAAGCGTAATAAACTTCAGGCAACGCTAGAGGGGCAGTTATCCGCAGATCCAAGTATCGTTCAGCAACTAACAATGTCAGGTGACGAGGCAAGCGATAAGAAGAACATGAAACTCTTCGATAAGGTACAAAGCGGTGACGCAAGTATTGCTGACCTAGAGCGCGCAAACGGATTACTTGCGGGTAAGACAACGCAGGAGAATGCGATGCTCAAAAGGCAAAACGCTGAGACCCAACAGAAAATGAATCAGTTGAATCTTACCTTACAAGAAGCGCTCAAAGATCCTACGATAAGAAAAGCAGTAGGTGAAGCCAACCGTGCGGAAGCATTTGGTAATTACGCAAATAGTATAGCAAGTGCTGAGTATGCGGCTAAAGTTCAAGACAATGCGTTAAAGTCTGCTCAAACTAAATATCAGCAGTTAAAAACTGATTTATTGGAATCAGGGGAGTCATACACAAAAGGCGATGTAATTGAAAGAGAGGGAGTGAAGTTCATTTACACAGGTGAAACTTTTCAACCGCTAAATGAGGGAGTATCCCGTAAAGCTGTGGAGGAAGCTATGATTCGAGGATTAGATCAGGCTCAACTTAAAGTGTACCTTGATAACAACTATGAGTACGATAAGGAAACCGACACATATACTTTCGATGGTTCAGGTTTTTTTGGCGGTAAAAGAAATCCTATGATGGAGGAAGCTATTACAATCTTAGGTCTACGTGGTAAAGTAAAGGACGATTCTGCGACAGAAAGTGAAACAGTTCTGACCGAAAAACAAAAACTCGCACAAGAAGCGCTAATGGAAAATTCAGGCGCAACCGAAGAAGAAAAAGAAGCCGCGCGCAAGATATTAGGGCAATAGGTATGTCAAAATTCAGCGCATTGCTTGAAGAAGAAACTGATACTCAAGGGCCGAGTAAGTTTAGTGCTTTACTTTCAGATGATAATCTTGATTCAGAAATTAAATCCGAAAGTAAATTCTCTTCTTTATTGGAAGTAGATATTCCAACCACCCCGCCCGTATCCCCCGATCTCAAAGAACGCATAGACAATACGCCCTGGTACGAGTCTATGGTTTATGAGTTGGAGAAAAAGAAGCATGAGATTGCTTTTGGATTGGTTGGCACGGTTGGCGAACTCTATCGTTCAGGGATGCAACTCCTTGGAAAGGATGTAAAAAATCCTTTTGATGAAGGTTTTGTTGCCAAGGGTAGGGCATTAATAGGTGCGACTAAGGGGATTACACCACAGCAATACGACGAGTCTATCACAAAGGACATAGTAACAGTTGCAGGTCAACTTGCACCCGTTGGAGCAGGAGTTACTGCAATTAGTAAACTTCCACAAGTTGCAAAGGTGGTACAAGCTGTACCCAAAGCACTACGCTTACCCGCAGGTGCGGGAATAACTGAGTTTATTGCATTGGCATCAGATGAAAAAGGATTGGCGGATGCAGTCGCAGAAGCAGGTTTTGAGAATCCATTGCAGAAAAAAGACACAGACACCATTCTGACGGGTAAACTCAAGAACCTAGCAGAGGGTTCAGTAGGTGGTGCATTTGCAAAACTTGGAGTTAAGCTCGCAGATAAAGCAATTGTTCCTGCGGTAAATAAAACTTTTAGTGCGATAGATAAAACATTGGCTACGACAGATAAGTACATACGACCAATAAAAACAAAACTGAAGGAGATTGATCCATTTGTCGCAAGTAGATTAGACCGCTTCGAACTAGATGTATTGATGGCCAAGCAAGACTTTGCAGAGCGTATCAAGCCATTCGCAAAGCAATTTAAAAAACTAAAAAGGAACGAACAAAACCTATTTCAAAGACTTACAAGTAATTCTGAGACCATGCCTGAAGCTTACAAAATGCTTGATAGGGTGCAAAAGGAACCTGGCATGGATGGAATCAAAGAGAACTTTTTAGCGGTCAGGGATAGCCTTGATGACTTGTATGAAAGTGCCAACAGGAATGGTATAGATATCGAGTACCGCAAGGATTACTTGCCGCGCGTTATGAAGGATCACGAAGGGTATTTGAAATCCCTCGGAGTTGAACCACAAGGCGAGTTGAAGAAAATGATTAGGCAAGCAGAGCAAAAGAAGTTTGATGATTTGCCTGAGAAAATGAAACAAACAGCTTCCTTAACAGACACATCTTTAACAAGTGCAGAAAAATCAAAAGTTGTTCAGGATTTCTTTGAAGGAAACAACTTGCGTGGCAGAGGTAAGATGGGATTACAAAAAGAGCGCACACTTGCCACCATTACGGAAGATACTCAAAAATTTTACGATGACTTCCTTGGAGGACTACAAAAGTATGTTGATAATGTAACATACAATGTAGAAAAAAACCGATTCCTTGGAAAATCGACTGACCCAAATGCAAGAAGTATATTTGAGGATATTGCTCGCATAAGTGATGACGAGGCGGGAGATGAAGCGACAAGATTGCTTAAGCAGAGATTCGATGGAGGTGAAGCAAGAATAAGCGGAGCCACCAATGGAATAAGAAATGCGATTTATGCTAGTACAATCGTCAATCCATACTCCACTATTACCCAACTAGGGGATCTTGCTCTTAACGCATATCGTAATGGCTTAATCAACACAGTCTCACCATTCGGGCCGAAAATTAAACTCAAAGACTTTGGACTTAATGATATTGGTGCAGATTTTGCGGATGCCGGAAAGATGAAAAAAACAATGGATACATTGTTTAAGATGACAGGTTTCAAAAACCTTGATGTTGCCTTGAAAGAAAACAATTTGAGAGGTGCATTTAGACAGGCTCAGTCGAAACTTAAAAATAAAAACTCAAAGGCATATAAAGATTTCGTAGAAGAGAATAAGCCTTTTTTCCAAAACGAAACCGATGACCTAGTAGATGCGATCCGACGGGGAGATTCACAAAACGAAAATGTAAAACATTATTTATTTAGCAGACTAACTAAGACACAACCAATCACCCTTTCGGAGATGCCGGAACAGTATCTAAAGATGAAAGGAGGTAGATTGGCTTATTCATTGAAAACTTTTTTCGTTAAGCAATTGGATGTCTTGCGTGAAGATATTCTAAAAAAACTTGCCAAGAGAGAAACCACTAAGGAAGGAGTTCAAAACGCAATCCGTTTTGCCATGCTTTTTGGAGGTGGCACGACAGCAGTTAATGTAACAAAGGATTTAGCTCTAGGCCGACCCGTGAGCATACCTGATGAGTTGATGGATACTGCCTTACAAATGACAGGTATTTCAAGGTATTCGATCTACAAAGGAAAGAGTGATGGACTTGGTGGATTTGTTGCTTCTTTATTACTTCCTCCAATGCCAATTGTTAATGAAGCCTTCAAGGTTGCCGCTGAACCTATGTCAAGTAATCCCGATGTAGGTAAAGCAATTGAGAAACAAAGCCAGGAGCTTATTCGCTTCATTCCTGTTTTCGGTAAAGACTTATATTGGAGAGTGGGTGCAGGTAAGGATAAGATCAGGAAACAAAGGCTTGACCAACTTAGAGGTAAGGACTAACCTCATCTACATACTGAGACTTAGTATCTCTTAGTATTCTTTCTTTCGAAGCCCGTGGGGTCGCTCCTCACGGGCTTTTTTTGTGCAACAAATCAACTAAATCAGGATTGTTGACAATTATCTTGCAAAAAAGTTGACATAAATCGTTTAGTGTCTTTTAGTGCAATTATCGTACCGATTGAGAAAGCAACAGTTGACTTCCTAAACTACTCTTAATCAATTGGTTCGGGGTTCGAGTCCCCGGCCCGGTACCAAGTGAGAGCTTGGGGCCGTGACGATAAAGCAATAAAATTATCGATTCACAACTAATGAGTAAAAAAAATTCTTGCATCACTCCAAGCACCTTTATAAAGGAAAAGGACACACCCCAATATAACACTTATTCCCGCAATGGATTTTTCTATGTAGAAATCTATTTCGGGACAGAAAGGATTCGCAAGTCCTTGAATACGACAGACCCCAACGAAGCGGCCCGTATGGCCCCGATTGCCGCCGTTGAGGAACTCGACAGGCGAATGGGTCGCATTGTTCCCCTGATAAGTGAATTGTTTGAAATTTATAAGGGCAATAAATTAGTACAAAAAAAACAGGCGAACGGGCAGACTAAGAAAAACAATGTAAATCGCTGTGTGCCTATCCTTGAGGAATACGATATAGATGTTGGCGCACACGATATAAGAATGTTTGCAAAAAAAACCGGAAACGGGACTCCGATCTGCGAGGATTATCTCATTCGTTACGGAGAGAAGGGTGCAAATAACATGCGTCAGGCCCGAAGCCTTTTTAGCAAGGGATGGATTTCCTATTATAAGAGGATGGGAATCGACACCACTTGGTTTGCGAATTGGATTGCCCTGACTGTGGAGTCCACCGAGGTTGAGGCATTCATTCCAATGGGTTCCGAGCGGGACCGTATTGAGTTAAAATGCGAAGCACTGAAGTATACAGACCCTGAATTATACAAAGCATACGCATTAGCGTACGGACTCGGCCTTCGCTCAAGCGAGATTCTTAGGGCAAAGTATGATGACCTCTTTGATGATATGAATGGAAACAAGCTCATCCGCATCCACAATCCTAAGAGCGGGGGAAAGTACCAGGACCGTTGCTGTGACCCTTGGTGGTGGAATGAGGTTCTGAGTTTGCGGGGCAACGATGAATACATCATTGAAGCATCCAAGGACCGGATTGTCCGCGACTTTCCATATTTTTTAAGACACGAATGCGGGGTCTCGGACAATCGTCCGGTACACAGGCTCCGCAAATATGCAGGAGACAGGACCATGAGAACGAACGGAAATAGTATTTACGCCGCGAGTAAGGTTTTGGGTCATAAATCGATTGAGATGACCGCCAAGATATATTCGGGGCTTCCTACTATCGTGGCATCACGGTAGGAACTTAATCAACCAAACATAAACCCCTAGAATCACTAGTAGAAAGGCAACTACAAATGGATACAATAGATATGAATGGAATGCGAATAGAGTACGCAGGAGGAGAGTGCGTCACAGTCATCAGTGAAGCGCCGACAATCGTAAAGATTGACGAATTGATTGCAGACCTGATTAGTCTACGATCTCAAACTTTAACGGTAGAGAAATCTTGTGATCATTCTTGGCGATTGCTTCACAAGCCGCTGTCATCACAACATTAAATAGTTGGGCCTGATGGATATAACTTGTTTCTGATAATTCTTTCATAGTCTTACGGACTTTGGGTGAGAAGCGAAGGGATAATGGTTTCGTTGTATTTTCTTTCATAGTTCTAAGCTTAAATCAATAAACTACAAATAGTGTCAACACTAAATATATACAAAATAAAATGTCATTCTTAAATAATATAACGCGAGCGCCTGAAACGGGCGGTAATGGTAGTGGAGGTAGCTATATGAAGCTACAACAAGGAAAGAATAGTTTCCGAATCGTGGGATCTCAGGACGATGGTGGATTCATAACCGGAATGCTCGGTTGGGGAACTAACGAGGACGGAGGACGCAAGCCATACCGTTGGAAAGTAGGTGAGGAAGCTCCAGGTAGCTTCGAGGATAAGCCGAAGGAATTCTTTGCTATGAAAGTTTACAACTACGCAGAAGAGCGGGTTCAAGTCCTTGAGATTACGCAAAAGACTCTGAAGGATTCCTTGGTCAGCTACTGCGAAGACCCGGATTGGGGAGATCCAAGAGCATACGACATTGATATCATCCGCAACGGTGAGGGATTGGAAACCTCTTATGCGATGGTTGCGAAGCCGCACAAAAAGATGTCCGAGGAACAGCGAAAAGTATCAATAGATACCGTGGTAAACCTCAATGCTCTGTACGAATCAGGAGACCCCTTTGCGGAGGTGGAGCAACCCAAGCCTGAGCCTAAGTTGGAACCTAAACCTGCGCCTAAGATGGACCAAGCTCCAACCTTGGACGACGAAGATACCCCTTTCTGATGTTAAGAACAGACATAAGCAACGAGGCGTATCACGCCTCTCCTGAGTTATCTCGGAGTACTGCGTCTGCTCTGCTCAAGACTTCCCCTGCTCATGTTAAGCACAACATGGATAATCCGTCACCGAAAACATCCGCCCTTTTGATGGGCGGGTGTTTTCACACGGCAGTTTTAGAGCCTGAGAAGCTTGATTATGAGTTCGGAGAAAAGCCTAACGAGATCGACGGTAATGGGCCGAGAACCAATGCATACAAGGAAGCATTAGCAGAGATTGAAGCGGAGTATCCTGAGCGCCAATGGCTCAACTCAAGTGAATACAACACTTGCATGGAAATGGCGGCATCATGCCTGGACCACCCTGTGGTTAGTGCATACCTGGCGGAAGTGGATTCGGTTATCGAAGGGACGGGATTCTTTCAATGCGAGGGTGCGGACTGCAAGGTGAGACCCGATTACTATCTGCCCGGCGCGGATGTGGTGATGGATTTAAAGAGTACACAGGATGCGAGCAAGAAAGGATTTGCCAAGAGCGTTAGGCAGTTTGGCTACGACTTTCAAGCGTGCTTCTATATGGAGGGATTACGCAGATTGGGTCACTCTCCGAAGCAATTTATCTTCGTCGCTGTTGAGAAGAAACCGCCCTACAATATTGGGGTTTACACCTTGCGGGGTGCGGATATTGAGCGTCACCGTGAGGATATGAGACGGGCTTGTCAGTTATGGACACAATGTGTTTCGAACAAGGTTTGGCCGGGATATTCCGAGTCCGTGGAGATCCTCGATCTGAGCAATAACTTCAACCGTTTGTCGATCTCCGACATCGCTAGGAAGTTCGAGGTCAGCAGAACCTATGTTTATAAAATCATAGAAGCCTACCAATTAGAGGTCAGGCAAATGGGCAGAAAACAAACCATCGATATGGCAGACTTTGCGAATGCTATGCGTTGGTACAACGAAAACGAAAGGGATGTGGCATGAATGAGAAGGTGGAAAGACTTAGAAAGGGTGTGAACTTTGCGAAGGAACACATCGACGATTCGAACTTTAATGGTGCGGTCATCGTAGCAGTCGCAGTCCTTGAGCAAATGGTGGCTTTGATGGAGAAGCGTTGCCTGGACCACGATCCTGACGGGGATGTGACCATAACCTTCGAAGAGGATTGTGATGGGCAAGCTGAGTCGTAATAAGGGCAAGCGATACGAGCGAGAACTAGCAAACTACCTATCAGATAATGGCTTCCCTAGCCGCCGAGGACAACAGTTCTCCGGTGGCGGGGATAGCCCTGATGTGGTCAGTGAGGAGTTTCCGTTTCATATAGAAGCTAAAAGGGTCGAAAGGTTGGATCTCTATTCAGCATTCAGCCAAGCAATTTCAGACGCAGGAGACAAACCCCCGTGCGTCATTCACAGAAGAAGTAACTCGGAGAGTATGTTCACCTGTCGATTAAGTGACCTGGTGGCTCTCCTTAATAACAAAACATGGAAGGAAGAATAGCATGAGAGAGATCATCGAATACCTCATCTTCACGGCCCTATTCACCGCCGCATCTGCGACCCTCATTTGGATCGTAATGGCTATCCTGACAACCCTCTTCCAAGGGTCTGAATAAGATGGATAAACGGGACGAAAAAGTGGAGTTACGACTCAAGATTCCGAGGTGGATTTCGGATGCTTTGAAGCAATATTGCGAGTCATTTGGAACAAACGCAGTTTCCACCATAACTCCACTTCTAGTGGAGTATCTGTGGCATCCCTCGCGCGCGCAACATATTCTTTCCAAGAATATTAATATTATATATAGCGATGATTCCACAAAAAGCGGCAAATCCAATTCCAAGCCTCGGAAGAAAAAAGGCACAACAATCTCAGATAACTTCGATCCACCCAAAAGCATTACCCAAGAGGAAGGATTAAACCATGAGCTTGCTGTTCAGTTATTCGTTGATTGGGCCAAGGGTAAGGGACATGTCCAAGCTGATTGGAACGCAACCTTCCGAAACGCATGTCGCGGTTGGATCAAAGAGCGAGTACCCCAAGAGCGTGATGAGTGGGAAGGCGTCAAAAGAGTGTGATTGATTTCTCTTTAGCAGAGATTGCAGTTCTCTCAGCTTCCATGCGCGATGAGTCGGGCCGATCCTCGGCCATCGCCCTGGAGCATCTCACCGAAGATGACTTCACCTCTCCAACCCGTCAGCAAATCTTCTCAGCCATTGCGAAGCATTCCCCGGATGTGAATGAGGTGGATGTGATGATCGCATTACCTGACCTCGCATCTGAGGTTACGGAGATATCCGAGCAATACGGAGGTGGACAGATAGATCGCTACATCGATCAGGTAATCGAGCAAAGAAACGCCAAGGCGGTGGAGCAGGCAATCCTTCACGCCCAGGACGAAGTCCGCGATCCAACCAAGAGCGCAGAGGATGTGGCCTCCGCCTTCACAACCCGCGTGGCCAAGTCTCTTTCCAAGAGAAAGGGCCAAACGCATATCCGAGATGCGGTAACGGAAGCACAAGCGGAGTACCTGGCAATCGATGCAGGCGGAGTCTCCGCAATATCCACAGGGTTCAAAGGATTGGATAGTTTACTCAATGGAGGATTCCGCGAGGGATGCCTATATGTTTTAGCCGCGAGACCCGGAATCGGGAAGTCCGCATTAGCGATTCACTTTACCCACGAAGCCGCGAAGTACGGTAAGCGAACATCCTATGCAAGTCTTGAGATGAAAGCGTCCGAGTGTGCGGGGCGATTGCTCACGAATGTGAGCGGAGTCCCGCGCCCAACCATGAAGGATTCAATGGACCACATCGCAAAGAAGAAACTCGCGGAGACCGCTCAACGCATCAAGGTATGGCCGATTACCTTCAAGGATGATCACGAAGCTACCCTTGAGAGTTTCCGCGCCTTTCTCGCACAACAGAGACTCGAAGGTGAGCTTGGACTCGTAGTGGTGGATTACCTCCAACTACTCTCCGCGAAAGGGTATGACTCACGCACCCAAGAGGTTTCCGAGATTTCTCGTACCATGAAGACATTGGCGTTGGAGTATCAAACCTCAGTCCTCGCCCTTTCTCAACTCAACAGAGCGCTTGAAGTACAGAAGCGAAAACCCGCACTGTCGGATCTCCGAGAATCGGGTTCCATCGAACAAGATGCGGATGCGGTCCTGCTCCTTTCTCCTGATAAGGATGATGATGAACTCATCAATTGCGAGGTCGCAAAGAACCGAAACGGAGAGCAGGGCGTGACTACCTTAGAGTTTCGCAAGAACCTTGGCCGATTTTCGGCCCACGTTCCGAGCAGGTTAAATGATGATAAGCGTAAGGTTGTGTCGTTTTGAACTACAAATGAATACAAAGAAGCACGATTAGAGACGCATAGAGGTACCTAATCGTGCTTTTTAGAAATTATATCGTTGGTAGTATGGATACGCAACGAAACGCTTTTTAAGGGGGTCTATGGAGATTGCTTGTGTGTTAGGTATATCTTTATGAAAGATCCACCCTTCGACATGTTCGCGGTAAGTGTCGAAGCTAGCGACAAGTTACTTTGATCGGATAAAGAAATAAATTCGATTTCGCATCGTATACTCCTTTAGGCATGTGTTTTTTCAAAATGTCATCTCTCGCCCGCTCCATAAGTTTGCACCAAGGGCAATGCTCAAGAATATCAAACTTATTGAAATCAATAACATCCAAAGATGTGTAAGCATAAAAAATTGCAAGTTGCGTATTAATGCTTTGTGCCTCAAACCAAGCACCCAATGCTTTCTCGCATTTCTCGGCCTGCTTGAGATCCTGTTCCTTTATGTCGGAAGTTTCAACTTGGTAGATAACTTTCAATTGCTTTGTGCCTTCACTCATCGCATTTCTCCTACTCCCTTTCAATTTCTTCGATGTAAAAGTCACCCGCTTCACGCATTAAGGATGAAAGATAACTTGCATCAGATGGCGGTTCATCAATCCAAGAAGGTTCGAAGGTTTCATCTTCACCATCCTCGATAAGTTCTGCCACAAATCTTGGACGGTGAAGATGAATAACAAAAGTCCTGCCTGGAGAGTCACCAATGAGAAATTTAGGAAACTTACTTTCCCAAGAGTCAGGATCAAAAACCATTAGAGATATCTCAGGTTCGATTCTTTCTTGCGAAATGGTTCCCCGGATGGTTTCCCTTTCTCGATGATTTGAAGCGTGACCATGGTCCCCCCCTTTCTCGTTACCCTGCACTTTGCTTGGTACTTTACAGGTCTCATGTAATTGCGTGATCGGCCTTCCCACTCAGTCCACTCAACTTCCTTTATAAATTCAGTTGGTTTGATTAACTGCCTTGCCTTTATTTCATGCCTGATCTGTTGACGGTTTTCGTAAATATCAAACATGTCCAAGTGCAAAACTGCCTGAGCATAGGTTCCGACATGATGCCATTCGCAACCTTGGCAAGCTTTATTCAAGTCACTTGCCTTGACTCCCTTGAATAGTTTCTTCTTTCGCAAATGTTTGACCATTTCGCTAGGTACAAGTTTACCATCCTGCAACGCTTCGTAAGAGCGTACACTTCTTGATGTGCCTACATATCCTGATTGTCCATAACTAACACTCATCGCATTTCTCCTTTCATATCTTGGCGCTTTTGCCAAGCTAAAGCATTCTGAGCTTCTTTTCTTGTTTTATAATATTCGATTACTTCATTCGTAGGTGAATCCCATATCTTGCTATCATCGTACTCTTTCCAAATGGAAAACCGTGTTTTCTCTCCTGGTTTATTGTGGCGAAATAAGATATAAAACGGTCTCATATTTGTTTCTCCTTTCTCTTTTGCCAAGCTTCAACCGCTTTGGGCGCGAACCGCATCACCAAAAAGATGACAAGGCCCAACGCCAGGCGCGCAATTGTGTCGGATTCGTTTGGCTTAGTCATGGGTAATGCTTTCTATCCAAAAGCTTAGATTGTGACCGTTTACTTTCAATGAGTAAGGCGCATATTTTTCCTTTATCCTTATTTCTGCATCCCAAACCATTTTGCTCCACGGGCATTCGTTCATTGTATCAATGCCAATTTCCTCATCGGTCTCGCATAACTTTTGCGAATAGTAAATGGCGAGCTTGGTTTTCAGACTGAGATTATCAAACCATTCAGATAATGCTTCCTCGCATTTCTCTCTGTCCATTTCGCAACCACTTCCCCAATCTGCCGTATCAATGGTGTAGTTGAATTTGTATTGTCTCTCCTTTCTCATTATCGCATCCTTTCTAGTTCAGCCTCGACCTCTTTCTCCCACTCATCAATCCATGCCTGATCATCCCCATGAACATGCGCTTGCGAGCGCTTGAAGGGTATCTTTTCGTACAGATCCGCTTCGAGGTCTTTTATTTTATCCTCCAAGTCAATCCGCTCTAGATCTTTCTCATTGAAGTAGCTCATCCCTCACCTCCGTCTACTTTGGCGAGTACCTTGCGGAGTTTGTCGCGTTCCAGGTCTGCTCCACCATCCCCGCTATTGATTAAGTAGGTTAGGCATTTCTCGAACTCCCTGCATTGCTCCAATAGCTCAGGAGTCGCCGCGATCAAACGCGCGTTGGCCCATGATTCCTTCTCTTTTCTCTCAAGCCTCGCTATCTTTGCGCTCAAGCGCTTGTGTGCATGGGTATTGCACTCGAAGCTTTGATGATCTGCTCGTACATCCAAGATGTAATTCTCATAAGTGCGGATATCCGCGACAATATCGCTTCCATCATCTCCGCCCCCTACCATGAGGGAATCTTTTACTCCATCAATACATGATAGACTCCAAGGTCCTGGCGTGTGTGTGGCGTGTTTCTCTTTTGTATCGTTCATATTACACCTCTTCCGCTCTCATGTTTTCGATCTCCTCATAAAAGTCATTATACTTTGCATCGATTAATATTTTAACAATTCCTTTTATATCGTTCTTTTCGGCTTTTTCCCTGATCATGCTAATCACTTGCTGCGCCCCCTGCACATAGGCCAACCGAGCAACACCTTGCAAGGTTTCAGAATTACTTGAACCAATTTCGAGCATACTTCCGGCTCTATGTTGTATGAATCGCGGAGCCTTAAGCTTATGTTTCGCTTCCATTTTATGCGTCCCCCTTTACTACTAGAAACCGCGATACATTCCCTTTGCGGGTTCTATCAAACTTTATAAGCCCCTCATCGTTAAGCTTCATTGCGTCAATTATTTCAGAATATGAAAGCTTGCTAATAGACAAGCGCCCCTTCTCTTTAATTTTGCGATACAGCACCGCACTTGATTCCTCTAGGTCTAATATGTTCATAATATATATCTTTCTCTTTCGTTTTATAGGTTAAATGTTAGTTGCTTTGCGCGTGCGCGTTTCTCCTTACGCTTAACGCGGGCCGTTTCACGGCCGCCCGCCTTGCGCGTTTCTCCCCTGCGCTTGGTCTCAGGATTGTCGGAGCTTGCGTTGACGCGCTCCAAGTGATCGTGGATACGATCAAGCGCGATAGGGAATAAGTCTTTTGCGTGGATCATGTCTCTTCGTAATAGGTTTTGCCGTCATGGCGCTCTTTTGTCGCAATGTGGCCAATATGATTAACGAAGTGATGAGGCGGACCGTAGCAATGGGTATCCTCATGAACGGTCACTGACCATATTTGCTCATCATCATAGCCATGATCTTTTGCGTCTTGCCAACTATCGAAATAATCTCCTGATGGTTTGCGTATTTCCTCAAATGGAAATTCTTTTGCGTGAATCATTGGTCCGCCCCTTTCCTAAATAAGTCCGCAAACATTATCCAAAGCGGGAAAACCCAAGGTAAAATTAGTATTAGAATGTCATAGTTCATAGTCAAATGTAGTTTAAAAGGTTACAACAAATCCGCTTGAATCTTTCTTGGCATCGCCTTTCTCAACAAGGCCCACAACGCATCCTTGCGGATCTTTGAACCGCAAATCGGATTCATCCCCGTCAATCACATTTCTCGTTTCCCATTGCTTGGGAAGCTCATTGCGAAATACTACAGCGACATTTCCGCCCATAGCCAAAACCAAGCGCGCATGTTTGTCATTCGATTCCGAGCGCGAGAATGTCAAATGGTAGTTTCTTGGCATCTTACCGTTTAGATATCTTTCCATGCGCTTAAAGCCTTTGGTGTAATCATAAAATTGCACTTGTGGGAATTTCTCAAAGATAGTTTGTCCGTCATGGCAACGGATGTTTTCCCAAGGTAAATCACTTGTGAGATTCAAACGGAAGCACGGCCTTAAACCTTTCTTTTCCGCGCTTTTGCAAGCGCTAGCAATCTCTTTTACCAAGTTGCAAAGGAAACCCTCTTTGTCCGCAAAGAATGCTTGTGTCTTGGCAATACGGGAATCTTGGATGGATTGCATCTTTCCGCGTCCGCTAGTGTTTAGACAGGCCATTGCGCATCCTTGGGAAGCCCAAGCGCACACATTGTGTCCGCTCAAAGTTGCGGGAGCAAAGTGAATCCCCTTTGTCATGTATCCGAATTTTTCGCCTTTCACGATTTTGGCGTTACCGCTAGTTAATAATTTCATCTTAGTATCTTTCTTTCTTTGGTTGGTTGGTTAAGCATCGTAAACGCCTAAGACTCCCGCATTTATCCACTCGGCAAAAAGTCCGTATTGATTAAGGACATTTGAGATTTTAGGATTCACGCCAAAGTCGCCAAACGATTGATTCCAATAATCCGCCCAAATCATCGAATCTTCATTGTTTTCACCACTGATGCGGAATGTATCCTCTCCATTCCATCCGCCCTCGACGACAGGCGCGTTTATACTTTTAAGTTTGTTATACGCTTTTCTGTAATTGCTTTTCATTTGTATTTCTTTCTTTCTTTTGAGCCTCCGCGACATTGCGTCGGCATACCAAACTACAAACCACTCTATACGACAATAGTCAAATCAATAATTGTAACAATGTGTTGCAACCCGCATAGATACTGAGCAAACGCAATGAAATATGAGATTGCCAAAATGGATGCGTGAACGGATTAAAGCGGGAATCGCGGACAACAAACCAACGTCAGGTGCGGTTCCATATTTGGAAATGCGGTTCCATATTTGGAATCCGAGGGAGTAATTCATTTCAACCCCGTTCACTGTTTTTACGGTACATACGTATCAACATATCATGATGCGTTGATGCGTTGGCCACACGGTCCGCACCTCGCAATCCGCACCAAGCAAATCCGCGTGAATCGTTGGCCCGCTTGGCGCACAAAATCCGCAATCCCACTATCAATGCGGACCCACAGTTGACTTTGAATCAATCGCGGTCCCCGAATCCGTATAAATTGACGCACGACGCGCACATCACGCCAGGGGGGGGCGGGGGTGCGCGCCGGCCCGCGCTAATTTCTGTATTATCATCACACCCCCCACGAAATTTTTCGCTATAACGCCCCCTCCGCCCCCAACGCAGAGACTCGCCACCCCCGCACCAAGCGTAGTCAGGAGTAGTTAGCGTTTAAACACATCCCACGCTTCGATGAACTTTTCGTGCTTTGCCTTGGAGTTGGTATTGTGTGGGTACAGGGATATGCGTACCGCCCCGTCTGTGGCGAGTGAGGGTATGATGTACCAGGTTGGGATTGCGGCTACATAGCAAGCGATCACATCAACCTTTGCGGGGTCTATAGGATCTTTGCATTTTGTTCCGGTTGCGGTGGTGA